CCAAGAATAGCATTAACTTTCTTCGTACGAAACGGGCCAGGGAACCCCTGCAAAGCACGTCCTTGTCCTGACATATTTGTATTTCTTGTTCTTATTTGTGATTGATCACCGGCAACAGGAATTGCTACAGGAGGACCCCATAGGTGGACGCCATCAGTAGGTCCAGCACCAGCAGCGCCACCAGGAATCTCGATAGGAGGACGCTTTGTAGGAGGACGATATACAGGAGGAAGAGGGTCGTCAATAGGATCTCTCTTCCTCTTACCCTTATTAGAAGCACTATTCCCATTATCGGAATAAAAATCAAATTTATTACTTCCGACTTGAAACCAATAATGCTTACCAGAACCCTTCACAGCAATCGCATCATTCTGATAATCATAATCCTCCTCACCATAACTAAATGGATTATATCTATCCCAAAATCCACCTGCATAACCACCATAATTACTTTGATAACCCCCAGGATAACCTGAAGGAACAACACCGTAAGACATTCTTTAATTGTAAGCTCTACTTAAATTAAACAACACAAAATTCCTAAAATCTACGCCGACGCATTGGAGCACGGCGAGCCCGCATAGGGCGCCGCATGCCAAATCTTGAACGCCGCATGCGCATAACCGGCCGACGCATTGAAATCCTTCTACCATAAGCCATCTTCTTAATTGTGACGCTTAGACATAAGAAGATATATTAGCATAAATATTATCAGAAACATTTCCGACCCATCCTTGACGATCACGCCGCATACGAGCAAGCCGACGGCGCTGAATAACACGACAACGCTCTTTATACTGAGCGTAACGACGCATCGCAGTAGCTGTACGAGCAACAAAATAATCACGAGGAAAGGCACGACGATACCACTGATCATAACTCAACATTTCTTATTTATGCCTCGTTCATAATATCATCAAAACCATCCATATGTACAATCTTAAATCTTCTCTTCAATGCAGCAATACTCTCGCTATCCGGCCATATTTGGTCAATACTATACTGACTTGTCACAATAAACTTCTTGGGGCGGATGCAGATAGCTCCACCCTTTGTCTCTGCTAGAAAACTATATCTGTCACTCCAAATCTTCAAATGATGACACAATCCATCATGTTTTGTATCAATATCATCCAAAATCACAAAATCTTGTCCGGTGTACCCATCCCACCACTTGTTCGCCATCTTAAGATAAGCATCAGGAAAATCAGCACGGGCTTTGCGACTCTTACCAATCCCGGCACGGCCATAAATCCACACGCCGGTGACAGAATCATGATCAGGAGGAGGAACAATATGGTCTTTGGCAATCTCCTTCAAAGTCCTGTAATATCGAAGGTAGATATCGGACTCGATCTCTTCAATATCTCCGCGGCGGGCGGCATCTCTGGCGAAGTCCCAACGAGCTTTCTCGGTTGCACCCTTTTGCGCTTGTGAGACAGGACGGACACCTCGTTCATTAAAGTCACCATCCTTCTCGCAGTATCCAATAGCTTGATCGGGTCGGCCCCGGGAAACTTCGAAGTGAGCACGCGGAATTCGTTCTCTAATTGCAGATAAGGAACATGGGTGCCTGCAATATAAGTAACCTTGGAGATGGGGCGTACCTGAGTCTCCAACTTCCTTTCCATATCCGATATATCGGAGGAAGGATGAATTGCTGCCTCCGTCTGTACATTCCACTGGTAATTCATCAATTCTTGCGACATCTTCTTCGGTATAGTTATTCAAAGTGAAAACCCAACCGCGTGCACGAGACATAAAGTGGTGATTGTGACAGAATCTGTCAAAAGACAACACAAAACGTTTTGCGCGAAAATATGTCTTTTGCGCGAAAACATGTTTTTCAATCTCCTCATTTTTTGAAGAACATTCTTTACTTAAAAATGAGTAAACACACACACACACTAGGTCTAGGGTAATACTGTACCTAGACCCAGTGTGCAAACAACACACCCACTTAAACTACATCCATATTTAACTTAGCACCGGGAGTAACAGAGTTACCATCCGGATTAATCAGTTGATTCTTAGTAATATCAGCAGCATTCTCACCATTATATTTAATAAAATTAAATATCTTCGGAACAAATGTTGGATCAACTGGTTTAACCTGAATCTTCTCAAACTGTTGAACCAAAACAGTACCATTAGTATTAACCAATGCATGAGAGTCATTATTGTACAACTGCGGTGAACAAAATCTCAACCAAATGAAATGAGTAACACCAGGAAGAGTGGGTGTTGTTTCAATAATATCACGCTTAATCAACGACCAGGGAACCTGAGTACAGAACTTAGTAGTATGGCCACTACCAATAACAACAGTTTTCTTATCCAGAACACGATATCTATTATTGAACGAAACACTCTGAGTAGGAGAACGAGATAAATCATTAATCCAAGTCTCCTGATCAGGAGGACGGTACAACTCACTAGTATACAACACGTCAGGAGCAGCACCAGGACGGCCTTGGCCTTCATAAGCACGCTCCTTTTCAGATGTTTCCCAAAACAACATTGGAGTTTCGCTATAATTCGGATATTTCGGAACAATCAAATATGCCTCAACTTGACAAGCAAAATTCATAGGATTGTTAACAACAATCTCAGTTTCATACTTAAACAAAGCCTCCAATCCAGCAGGAACCTGCTCTGTACCAACTGCGACGGCAGGAAATAATTGAGTATTTAAATACGAATTCTGTAACTGTTGACCAGTCGCACCATATTCAGAAGAATTAATCGCAGCCAACGCAGGCAACGACATCCTCTGAAAACTTCCACTATAAACTCCAGTCCAAATGTTAGTCAACAAAAAATGCTTGTTGATAACACTACTACTCACACCAGCATTACCAGTAGCATCAGCATTTGGCATACAATTAGCCAAACAAATATCACCATATCGATTAGTACCCCAAATCACTTGAGTAGTAGCCAAAGCAAAGTTATCTTTCAACGCAGTGGTTGCACCACCTTGCCCAAACGCACCTCCAGGTGCTTCTTCAACGCCAGTAGTCGTATCATTCTCTGCTAACACATCGCCAAACATCATTGTTACAGGCTTATATTTATTAGCACTACGCTGCTTCGCATAAGGAATCAACCTGCCACTCAACCGTTTCAAATATATTTTACGAGATTCATGCATCTCTTCACCAAGAATAGCATTAACTTTCTTCGTACGAAACGGGCCAGGGAACCCCTGCAAAGCACGTCCTTGTCCTGACATATTTGTATTTCTTGTTCTTATTTGTGATTGATCACCGGCAACAGGAA